GGATGCCGCAAAGGTCATTGCCGAGGCCCGCGCACGCATCGCGGAGAAGGTGAAGAACCAAGCCATCGAGGCGGAGGTCATCAACTAACATGGAGTGGACACCACACAAGCTGCTGCCGATTCCCACGGACGAGGAGATCGCCGTGATGGAGCCGCAGGAGTTGATCGAGCTTCACAGGCTGAGGGAAGAGGCGATCAGAAACGAGGCGCGTGACCGCTACCGCTTCGGCTTCAAGTTTGAGAACTGGCACAAGCTGGAAGAACAACTCTCCCATCGCAGCGAGGCTCTTGTGAGCGGGGGGAACAGGTCGGGAAAGACCCAGGTGGGAGCCTACTTCACCGTCAAGGCCGCGCTTGAGAACCCGATGAGCGACATCTTCTGCTTCGCGCAGAACAACGAGGTGAGCATCCGCCAGCAGCAGAGCGCGGTGTATGACTGGCTGCCGGAAGAACTCAAGATGAAGCAGACCAGCGCGGGGGCATATCTTTCATATAGCAGGAAGAACGGTTTCACGGACTCTTCACTTATCCTTCCAAACGGCAGCCGGATCAGCTTCAAGTATTACAGCCAGTTCCAGAACAACCCGACGATTCTGGAAGGCGCGGAACTCGGCAGTCATAATCCGAAATGGATCAACCTCGGCGCATGGCTCGACGAATATCTTGGAGCGCCGGACCTGATCGACACGCTGCGGTTCCGTCTCGCAACTCGCAACTCCAAGATGATCCTCACCTTCACGCCGATCTTCGGGCATACCGAGACGGTCGCGCAATACCTTGACGGCGCGAGGGTGCTTGAGTCGCGCAATGCCGAACTGCTCGACGGGGAGAAAGTGCCGACCATCATGGAGTGCAAGAACATCAACGGCACCGTGCATTTCTTCTGGTCCGAGGACAATCCGTTCGGCGGATACGACCGCATCAAGGAGACCCTGAAAGGCAAGCCGAAGTCCGAAATCCTCGTCCGCGCCTACGGCATCCCGACGAAATCCGCGACGACCAAGTTTCCCAAGTTCAACACGGCGGTCAACGTCATCAAGCCGGAGGACATCCCGACCAAGGATGTCACCCGCTACTGCGTCATCGACCCGGCAGGAAGCAAGAATTGGTTCATCACATGGATTGCCGTGGACTCGACCGGCACGTTCTACGTCTATCGGGAATGGCCGGGTGTGGACGTTGGCGATTGGGCCGAGTGGCGGAATGGCAAGTGGATGCCGGGTGAAGGGGCGCAAGGACAGGGCTACGGCATCAAGGACTACGTTGAACTCATCAAGGACATGGAGGCTGGCGAGGAGATATTCGAGCGCCTGATTGACCCTCGCCTCGGCGCGGCGAAGTATCAGTCGGCGGATGGCTCAAGCTCCATCATCGAGGACCTGAACGATCAAGGGATGGTGTTCATCCCCGCCCCCGGTCTGGATATTGACGACGGGTTGCAGTCGCTGTTGTCGAAGATGTCCTACGACACGACCCGCGAACTGGACGCTCTCAACCGCCCGCACTTCTACGTCTCGTCAGACTGCGAGAACACGATCCGCGCCATCGCGGAATACACCGGAGTCGAAGGACTCAAGGAGGCGTGGAAGGACCCCATCGACACCCTCAGATACGCGGCATCCGCCGACATTGACCATTGCGATTACAAGAACATTCTGGTATCATGCCCCGCAGGAAAAGGTTACTAACCGATATGAAAATCACCAAGATCAACGTGGACGACGATAGCCTGCTGGCACAACCGGAGAAGCCCGCAGAGACGGCCACCGTGAAAAAGTCGGCAAGCGTGACTGTCGCGCCACCCGCCACCGAGGTCATCGACCTCTACATTGCGAAAGCCTGCCCTAACCCGCGTTGGGTCATTGGCGACCTTGGCGGGTTCCGGGTGAACGTCAAATGCCCCCCGAAACTTTCCAGAAGCCTCGTCCGCAAGACCGTGAAGGTCCGCGTGACCCGCAACGGAGATGAAACCCATTACACCTACGAACCATGAGCGACACATTGATTTACGCGGACGACGAGGTTGACCTGAAGCCGCTGGTCGATGCTTACGAGTCCGCGCTGACGGACCTCGACGAGTATTTCGAGACATGCAAGGTCTCCTACGATGACCGCCGTAACATCTGGCCGGGGAAATCGACAGACCTGCGCAAGCACGGCGCGAACGCATTCCCGTGGGACGGTGCCTCCGACAACGAGGTGAACGTCTGCGGCGAGCGGATCGACACCTACGTCGCGCTGTTCGATCAGGCGTTGCAGCGCAGCCACATCAAGGCGTTCGCCACATCCGCCGCCACCCTGCCACGCGCCGCCGTGGTGTCCGCATTCCTGAAGTGGATGCGCTCGACCTACATCCCCGACTTCAAGCGTCAGATGCTTCTCGGCGGGAACTACCTGCTTGAGAAGGGGATCATGTGCACTTACGTCGGGTGGAAGCGCGAGCTTCGCACCTACCTGCAAACGATCACGCTTGACGAGATTGCAGCGGAATCGCCGGAGATCGTGGATGTCATTCTCGCCGGGGATGACGACGACACGCTGGTTGCGATGTTCGAGCATTCATTCCCAGGCATCAAGGCGAAGCGGGCGAAGAAGGCACTCAAGGATTTGCGAGCGAAGGGTGAGGCTGAAATCCCCATCCCGCGTGTGAGTGTGAACTGCCCGATTGCCCACGCTTGCGCCCCAGACGGCGAGGTCATCATGCCCGCCTACGTCACGGACCCGCAGAGAAGCCCATACATCTTCTGGCGAACCTTCCTCACCTCTCAGGAGTTGGAGAAGAAAGTCGCCACCGAGGGATGGGACAGGGCTTGGGTTGACCTCGCCATTGCAAAGCTTCGCGGGGTCGATTCCGCGAAGATGGACGGCGAGAAGATGCAGCAAGGTTCCCGCATGGCGATCAACGACGACAGCGATCTGGTCATGGTCATCTACGCCCACCAGAGACTGATCGACGATGAGGACGGCAGTGAGGGGATCTATCGCACGGTGTTCCACCCCGACATCGACTATCCGGCGAAGCATGAGTTGATGTCAGGCTACGACGATTACCCGTTCGTGTTCACCCGCCTCACCGACGATCAGAAGCGGTTCTACGAGGTGCAGCCGATGACCAAAGCCCTGCGCGGGCCGCAGATGCAGGTGAAGACCGAGCGGGACAGCCGTGTTGACCGGGCCAGCCTCGCCACCATGCCGCCGATCATGCACCCGGCAGGACGCCCGCCGAGCGATTGGGGACCGGCTCGGCGCGTGCCATACCGCCGCCTGGGCGAGATCGCATTCGGACCCGTGCCCCCGCTCGACAGCGGCAGCATGGAGGTTGAGATGCAGATGCGCCAGCAGGCGGATCGTGCCGTGGGGCTGGATGCCGAAAGCCCGCACTCCCTTCCTCGCCAGCAATATTACGTCGGGAAATTCCTCGACCACGTTAGAGACGTTCTCGGGCTGGCTTGGAAGCTCTTTCAACGCATGGGGCCGGATGAGGTGTTCTTCCAAGTATCCGGTAATGCCAACCCGCAGGTAATCCAGAAAGGAGACCCGAACGAGGTGTATTCCATCGTGGTTGCCTTCGACTCCATGAGCACCGACCCGGAGACGGCGGAAACGCGCATGAAGCAGATGGGATCAATCCTCCAATTCGACCGCAACGGGCGCATCGACGTTGACAAGTTCCTTGAGTTCACGGCCATGAGCATCGACCCGGTGCTTGCTGACTACGTTCTCCAACCCGCAGAGGTGGCGGCAGAGAAGATGACCAAGGATGTCACCGATGACCTGAACAAGATCTACTCGGCCATCGAGGTGCCAGCCCGCCCGAACGGTGCACAGGTCGCGCTTCAACTCATCCAAGCCTACGCCCAGCAGCCCGACGTTGCCCAGCGGCTACAGCAGGACGAGGCGTTCGCGGAGCGCCTGACGAAGTATGCCGGCCAGTATCAATTCCAGATGCAGCAGGCCCAGAACGCTGAGATCGGCAAGCTCGGCACCGCCCCGGCACAGGTCGGCGGCGTGAACACTCAAAGCATGAACCAATGACAATCATAACCTTGCAGGAAGCCATCAAGAAACTGAACCACCTCGATGAGTGGAAGGTGGTCATTGATGAGATCCGCGCCCTGCGCGAGGCCACACTTGCCGACCTCGGCCCGTGCAAAGACCCGTATGAGGTCATGAAGCTGGCGGGCGGCACGGCGAGATTGGACGAGCTTCTGGCCATCCTGAATGGCTGAGAACCGCTAGGAACAGCGGCAGGCCGGGTGGGGTTCACGGTTCCCTCACCCGGCCTTTTTTTGTCCAATTCTGACAATCTTGAGCAAGATGCTAAGGATTAGTGTTGACCTCGCGCAGCAAATGTTTTAAACACCCGTTTATCGCCAACGCCACAGGCGCAAATGAGGTGTATGCAAAATCAGTCAGAGCC